ATCTGATGAAGGCAAATCTGTCATCTCAGATTTAGAAAAACGATGTCACTATAACGTATCTACGTTTAGTAAAGACAGCACAACAGAAACCGCATTTATGGAAGGTCAAAGATCAGTTCTTCTTTTCATAAAAGCGATGATCTTAAAAAAGGAGTAATCTATGGATCAGACAACTGCTGAAACGCAATCTGATACATTGGCAGTAGCTGACGTATCGGATCAATCGCAACCTCAAGAACAAAGTTTAGATTTTAAAACTTTAATTCCAGAGGCTTATAAAGAAGAAAAATCTTTACAGAATTTTTCCAATATGGATGATTTTGTAAAGTCATACCTACATTCACAAAGGTTAGTGGGTGCAGATAAAATACCAGTACCTAATAAACTAGCAACCGAAGATGATTGGAACACTGTTTATGAGAGGCTTGGTAGACCAGAAAATCCTGAAGGATATAGTTATGACCTTCCGCAAGAAAGCAAAATAGATGATGCAACTTTAAAAGCATTTTCTGCTGAAGCTCATAAGTTAGGTTTATTACCCCAGCAAGCTCAAGGTATTATGAATTATTATAATAATCTTGCTGAACAATCAGAAAAATCTCTAGAATATAGAGATGAGACAGCTAGAGCCGAGGCTGAAATAGAACTACGTAAAGAGTACGGTCCAGCTTATGATTTAAAAATATCTCAAGCTAGAAACCTTGCAACAAATACTTTAGGTGCAGATTTTTTACGTAATACAATTTTACAAGATGGATCTAGTTTAGGTAATCATCCTCAAATTGTTAGAGCATTTGCTGAACTTTCTTCCAAACTATCTGAGGATAGTATGGTTCAAGGTGAAGTAACTTCAGCTATGACTGTTAAAGAAATAGATGGTGAGATTGATAATTTAACTCAACCAGGTTCAGCTTATTGGGATAAAAATCATATTAACCATAAAAAAGCTGTTGATGAAGTTCAAAGACTTTACGAACTTAAAAATCAATCTTAATGGCTACTGAAAAATTTGAACCTCAAGGTGAAATAACAGATGTTGAGATTAGACTTGAATGTTTAAGATTAGCAACTGAATTTGGGGTAGAGAACGATCGTAAAGATCCAATACCAATTGCAGTTAAATACTACGATTGGGTAAAACAAAATTCTAAGCGACAATCCAAAAGGACCGCTTCGAGTAAAGTCTAATTAGAGACTATAAATCTAAAGACGAGATCCGAGTAATCGGAAAATCAAATCGATCAATCAATAATAACTAATAAGAGGAGGAACTTAAAATGAGTTCAACTATAACTGAAGCTTTTGTACAGCAGTATTCAAACAATGTACAAATGCTTTCACAACAAAAAGGTTCTCTGCTTAGAGGTGTTGTTGATGTTGAGAGTGTTGTAGGTAAGCATGCTTACTTTGAAAGAATTGGTCAAGTTTCTGCACAGAAACGAGTATCAAGACATTCAGATACGCCTCAGATCGACACACCACACAGTAGAAGACGTGTATCAATGTCAGATTATGAATTTGCGGATTTAATAGATCAGCAAGATCGTGTCAGAACATTGATTGATCCAACGTCACAATATGCTCTTGCTGCTGCTTATGCAATGGGAAGATCAATGGATGACGAGATAATCTCAGCTGTAGCTGGAGACGCATTTGGAGGAGAGACTGGTTCAACAACCATTGCTCTTCCAGCTGGTCAAAAGATTACAGAGAGTGGTACAGATGGATTAACAATTGCTAAACTTAGATCTGCAAAAGAGATCATGGATAGTCAATCAATAGATCCATCAATTCCGAGAACGATTGTAATTTCACCTAAGCAAGTAACAGACTTGTTAGGAACAACTGAAGTTACAAGTTCAGATTTCAACACAGTTAAGGCTTTAGCTAATGGTGAGATCAACACGTTCTTAGGATTTAACTTTATAGTGTCTAACAGACTTACTTCTTCAAATAGTAAGAGACTTTGTTTAGCTTTCACTAACGATGCTGTCAAACTTGCTTTAGGCAAAGATGTGATGACTAGAATAGATGAAAGATCAGACAAAGGTTATTCTACTCAAGTTTACGTTTGCATGACTATGGGTGCAACAAGACTTGAAGATGAAAAAGTAGTCACAATACAAGCGCATGAAGCGTAATAGTAGGAGGAAATAATTATGGCTAGTGTAAAAGGAGTAAATTTTACCAACATAACTGCTGATCCTATTGTTAATGCGGATAGTGGCGAATGGTCTGGTAAACTAAGAGTGCAATACGACACTTACGAAGCGTCAAGCTTAGCAAGTGGTTCAGACATCTCAGTAGCAAGATTACCAAAAGGTGCAAAAGTTTATGATGTAGCAATACATCACGATGCTTTAGGATCTGGTGTAACTCTTGCAGTTGGTGATGGTTCCGATGCAGACAGATATGTAACAGCAACAGCTGCGGCTAGTGCTGGTGTTATCTCAATGCACAATGACGGAGCAATCGGTGGTGTTGCATTTGAACAAACAGCTGAAACTGACATTTTAGTAACTACTGGTGGCGGAAGCGCCTCTGGTACTATTAAGTGTATGGTTATCTACGCTGTTGAGTAATCAATAATTTGTTTGGCGGATGAAATACTCCGCCAAGCAATTACAAAATTTTAATGAAATATATATTAATTCTTTATGTTTGTAGTTTTCAGTCTTCAATGGTTTGTACTGATAGTCATGTAGTGCCGTTAGAATTTACAAATTATAAAGATTGTATTTTGCAAGGATATAAATCATCACATAATACGCTTTTAGAAAATTACGATCAAAGAATAGAAGACGAAAAATTAGCAATTAAATTTCATTGTAAACAATTAGGAGAAAAAGCATAATGGCTTCTGTAGTAGACATCTGCAATAGCGCACTAAATTTATTAGGTGCTAGCACAATATCAGCTTTGACTGACGATACAAAAAACGCTCGTTTATGTAACCAAAGATACGAGCCAATCAGAAATAGAATTTTCAGATCTCATTCCTGGAATTGTTTAGTTAAAAGAG